TATGGTATGTGGTGTAACAAGTATGATTTTAAATACGCTGACAGGTATATACCCGAAGCATGGCTAAAGGAAACAAAGAGATGAAACTTACTTTACATAAAGTTATACGAGAACCATTTGAGTACCCTGAACTAATTGATAATACCACAGGGGATCACCCTGTTTGTGTTGTCTACTTATCTGAGTTTAATGGACAGGTAGAAGAAACAGAAATGTTATACAGTACATTCGATGAAGCTTACGAAGAATCAAATAGAGTAAATACAACTATAGAGGGTGTTGTCATAGAGAACAACGATTTATATGATGCTTAGAAAAAGAAAAACAGTATTAGTTTACACATGCGCTCACGCTGATCCTGGAACAAGCAATGAAAGATTCGATTGGCTAGGTGCGTTTATCTACGACTTGAAACCAGACTATGTTGTAGACTTAGGTGACGGTGCTGACATGCGTAGCTTGAATAGCTTTGATACAAAGTATCCTCAAGCAATAGTATCTCAAAGTTATGAACGTGACATCAACCACTATAATGATTCACAGGAGAGACTACGTTGGAAGTTCAGACACCACAAAAGAAAGCGTCCATACTGGATAGGGTTCGAGGGTAACCATGAGAATAGAGTCAAGAAAGCTATCGCCCACGATCCAAGACTTCAGGGAGAAAAGTACGGGATTTCCTTCGGGCATCTTCAAACAAAGCAATGGTTCGATGAGTACCATGAGTACCGTAATTCAGCCCCCAGTATCGCTGATTACGATGGCGTATCTTACGCTCATTTCTTTGGTGCAGGTAATTATGGCACACCTATCTCTGGTGTTCATCATGCTTACACCTTACTACAAAACAGGAATCACAGTTCTACTTGTGGTCACAGTCATAAACGTAGTATGTATTTCAAAGATTCTGCACATCCTAATTCGATTATCGGGCTTGTCGCAGGGTGTTTCAAAGGCGCTGAAGAGTCGTGGGCAGGACAGTCAAACAATGAATGGTGGAAGGGTGTTGTAGTAAAACGTGAACTAGAGAACGGTGTGTATGAACCTGAGTTTGTTTCACTAAACGCCATCCGTAAACTCTATGGGGGGAAGGATGTTTGATTACGAGGGGCAGTTAGATTTATTAATAGAAAGCTATGGANTAGCTCAGTTATTAGAACAGAATGATATAACAGAGAACGTTGTTCTTGGGTTGTTGATTGAAAGAGGAGACATAGACTTGGGGGATTACTTCTTCAAGGACATGCCATTTGATATACTAGAAGAGGAGTTAGAATATGATAAGTGAATCTTGGGAATACTACAAAGAAGCGTACAAAGATATGATGAGCCTTACTCAATATCAGAGTGCAGCGTCAAAGACTGCAATGTATAAGCATACTCATAAAGTCCTGTACCCTGCGCTTGGATTAGCAGGTGAAGCAGGTGAAGTGGCTAACAAAGTAAAGAAGATGTTACGAGATAATAACCTAGATAAAAATGCTATTGCATCTGAGATAGGAGATGTCTTGTGGTACGCAGCTATGTTGTCTAAGGATTTAAACATAGAACTACACGATGTAGCTATGAAGAATCTAGAGAAACTATATGATCGTAAAGAACGTGGAACTATACAAGGGGACGGTGACGAAAGATGAGCAATTATCTACCAACAGACTACCAAGCATTCATTCACACATCACGCTACGCTAGGTGGTTGGATGAAGAACAAAGACGTGAGACATGGGGAGAGACAGTAGATAGGTATATGTTTAACGTTGTTAGTTCGTTGGTAGATTCTAGTATTTGTAATGAGATAGAACAAGCAATACTATCTCTCGAAGTAATGCCAAGTATGAGAGCAATTATGACTGCAGGTGCAGCATTGGACAGAGACAACACTGCAGGGTACAACTGTAGTTACCTACCCGTAGATGATCCTAAGTCCTTCGATGAGGCTATGTTTATTCTTCTCTGTGGTACTGGTGTTGGGTTTAGTGTCGAGAGGCAGTTCGTTTCTAAGCTTCCAGAGATACCAGAACTCTTCGAGAGTGATACTACCATTGTGGTAAAGGACAGTAAGGAAGGGTGGGCTAAAGCTCTTCGACAAGTTATTGCTCTCCTTTATAGTGGTGAGATTCCTAAGTGGAATGTTAGTAGGGTAAGACCTGCAGGTGCTAGACTTGAAACATTTGGTGGCAGAGCTAGTGGACCTGCACCTTTAGTTGACTTGTTTAACTTCGTAGTTCATGTATTCAAAGAAGCCCAAGGACGTAAGCTATCAAGCATAGAAGCACACGACATCATGTGTAAGATAGGTGAGGTGGTTGTAGTAGGTGGTGTTAGACGTAGTGCTATGATTAGTCTGTCTAACCTATCAGACGATAAGATGCGACACGCTAAGTCAGGAGAGTTTCCTGCTCATAGATACTTAGCTAACAACAGTGTAGCATACGTAGAGAAACCAGATAGTCTTTCATTCATGCGTGAGTGGATGGCTCTAGTAGAATCAGGAAGTGGAGAGAGGGGTGTATTCAATAGACAAGCAAGTAAGAATCAAGCTGCGAAGAATGGCAGACGTGATCCTAACTACGACTTCGGAACTAATCCGTGTAGTGAGATTATCCTTAGGCCGTATCAGTTCTGTAATCTTACAGAGGTTGTTGTCAGGGCTACGGATACTGTGGACGATCTGGAGCGAAAAGTCCGTTTGGCAACAATACTGGGAACTATCCAATCCACATACACCAACTTCCCATATCTGCGAAAGGTGTGGCAGCGAAATACCGAAGAAGAGCGACTGCTTGGTGTGTCTCTCACAGGGGTAATGGACAACCCATTAATGACTACAAAGAATGAAGGATTAGACAAGACACTAGAAAGACTTCGGGAAGTTGCGGTAGCTACTAACAATGAGTGGGCTGAACGTCTTGGTATTAACTGTAGTACAGCTATAAGTTGCAACAAACCATCGGGAACTGTCTCTCAACTTGTTGACTCTTCTTCTGGTATTCACGCTAGGTATAGTCCTTACTATATTCGAACAGTAAGAGGTGACAACAAAGACCCTCTCACTCAGTTTATGAAGGATCAAGGTATACCAAGTGAGCCGTGTGTTTACAAACCAGACCAGACTACAGTGTTTAGCTTTCCAGTACAAGCACCAAACAATGCTGTAGTAACATCTGACTTGTCAGCTATCGATCAACTAGAAACGTGGTTGATGTATCAACGTCATTGGTGCGAGCATAAACCTAGCGTAACAATTAATGTAAGAAAGGATGAATGGTTTGAGGTAGGTTCATTTGTATACGAGCACTTTGATGAGATGAGTGGTGTAAGTTTCTTACCGTATGACGATCACATCTACCAACAAGCACCATACCAAGAGTGTACTAAAGATGATTACAAAGAACTTATGAAGACAATGCCTAAGAGTATTGATTGGACTAAGTTATCAGAGTACGAGTTAGAAGATACAACTAAGTCTAGTCAGACATTCGCATGTACTGGCGAGACATGTGAGATTGTAGATATATCAGCGTAGAGGAAAGCTTATGAAGTTTTGTGATAAGTGTAATGGATTGCTAGATGATGATGGTGTATGTGGTGAGTGTCTTGCTGTTGAAAGATCAGTTGACAGAGTTAATAACCCTATTCACTACAACCATAGTGGGATAGAATGTATACAAGCTATCGAAGCTATGACTGAGAATATGTCTGGTAGTATAGCACCACATGCTGCAAATGTTCTCAAGTATCTCTGGCGTTGCGAGTACAAGAATGGTTTAGAAGATATAGACAAAGCTATCTGGTATCTCAATAGACTACGCAAGAGATGGACTGATACACACAAGTAAGAAAAAACCCCCAAGGAGAAATCCAAGGGGGTTTATTTTATTTCTTTTTTCTTTTCTTACCAGAGGCGGTTACTGACCACTTGACTCTCTTTGGTCCTGTTTTCTTTCTGGCTTCGCTCTTTGATATTTTTCCTGCAACTGCTTTAGGTCTACACGCAGGGTAGCCTCTGCGCTTATCTTTCTTCCCTGACCTTCCACACTTTTTACCTGTCTTGACATCACGCCAATCCTCTTTGAACCATTTACCTAGACCGCCTTTAGCCATATCACTTCTTCTTCTTTACTCTGTTGTCCTTGCCTTTCCATCCACCGCCTTTAGACTTGTACCACTTAGCAGCCCAAGCATTTGCGTATGCTGAAGGATAGACCTTGAACTTCTTTTTAGCTTCTGCCTTGGCTCTAGACCACAGAGCAGGTTTTGTAGGTGTAGGACTCGCCATATTAACCTACCTTACAGTTACAGTCAGGACCACAATTCTTATTTAAGATTGCACACCCTATTCTTTTTAAATATCTCCATAACCATTTTACTATCTTCATGTTGAAACTCCTATTTCTACACACGTACCTTGTGAAAAGACACCTCCTGAAATAAACATATCTACCATATTACGCATCTCAATACGACACTCTTCTCTAGTTCTGTATAAGTTTTCATTGTTGACTGTCAGAGTACACGTTGTTGAATTGGTAGGTGACATACAGAACATTACTACAGCTAACCACATCAGAAGCTAAACCTAGCCCCTACAGTTACGTCACCAAACTCTAGGTCTGCATCTGTTGAAACTTCTGTATATAGATTGATATTAGTGTTAGATACTTCGTAGTCTGCAGTGAAGTCTAGACCTTGGAAGATGTCACCCTCGTCAAGAGTCAACATATCGATGTCTGTGGCTACACTCAAACCAATACCTAATGCAGTTACTCCGGCAGATGGTGTCAATTCCCATACCCATTCCTCTACACCAGTAGTATAGTTTAGGTCAGTCTCTGCACCAATAGATAAAGTCTGTCCTGCTACAGAAAAGTCTTTCCCGAAGCTTGGAGTTGATAGCATTAAGTAGCCAATTAAAAACATCCATATTGCTATAACTGCAGTCATTGTAGTTGTCTTCATTTTATTATCCTTTACCATTTTACTTTAGCAGCCCAATATGCTGCACTCATTTTTCCCTTTTTAATATTCTTAGCATGTCTTGCACGAAAAGCTTTATTCCTAGCTGAACCTTTAGGGCTTCCTCTGACACCTTTCTGACCAAACCTGATAACAGTTTCTTTTCCATTGACACAAGCCTTTACTACGTGTGATTTACTAGGATGATTAGGCGTAGCTCTAGGCTTATTGCATTTCATCTTTGACTTCTTAAGCCGCGCTGCCATCTTTCTTCCCCCTTAGTGTTGCTATAAGAGTAAGTAAACCACGTCCCATTTCTTGTGGACTAGGTGCTAACCAACCTAGCACTAGAAGTATCAATACCCAAGGTGGAATCTCGTTTATATTTATGTTTTCCACACTATCAGTACTTACTTTATTCTTATCATTACTTTGATTCAAATTCCCTTCAAGATTCTGTAGGCTAACCTCTTGGTCTGTGTTTGTAGAATTACCTACTGTCTGTGAGTTTGTCTTCCCTGCTTGCACATTAGCATTGACACTAGGACCACCCCCACCTCCAAGTAGTTTCATAGGATTCAACATGCAACCTGCTAGTAGGCTACCTAGAATCAGGCTTACTATAAGATTCCTCATGTATTACCCTCGTTGGAGTTACTGTTGTTTTAGATTCTTTGCCCATCCATATACCAAAACATCCTGTCAGAGCACCCATACAAACAGATACAAGACCACTCTGTGCAACAGATGGATCAGGTAAGCCCATAAACCAATGCACTGCCTGATATGTCAGTATAGTTACAGCCAACATCATAAGCCTTGGTATAATTTTCCAATCATCAATTACTGTATGTGCCATTACCCCTCGCATACCTTATCGCAATATTTTTATTACGTGTAATTATAACTACCTTGCCGTTTTTATCGTAAACTACAAACTTATTATTTATTTCTATCAACCTCAAAGCAATGTACCGCTGACTTGCTATTCGTTACCATTACTCTTGCTCTTACCATCTCTTCTTTACAGGCTTCTTCTGATCCGTAAGTACCCACTTGGTAGTACTCGAACTCATTCGTCCCCACTAGGAACTGCATCCACACTAGGAACCACATCACCATCTGCCTTGTTGTTTACCGATGAAGTAGAATACCAATAGTAGCAAGCCGCCCCCAAGGATAAACATAACACCACCAATACCGAAATTAATAATCGCATCTATTCTCTCCTGTTTCCTATAAAGTTCTTCTTTTCTTTGTCTACGCATTTTAGCTTCAATCTGTAAGACTTCTTCCCATGCACTAGGCCCATAGTTCCAAGATATGTGGTCTTTAATCTCAGCCCTCATCTGCTCCATCTTCTTCTTGTTAGCAAATATTTCTAGAGCAGTCTCTTCGTCACTGCCTTTAAACGTCTGCTTCCACCAAGGGGGGTTCTTTTCTCTTTCCTCTAAATTAGTAAAGTCAGAGAAAGCTTTACCCCAATTGGCAAGCTGACCTGTCATTTCCTGCAAGTCTTTACCTGCACCAATTGCACCCTTCAATGCTTTGAAAGCACCTGATGCCATCATAACACAACTTACTGGGTCCATTACTTATCTCTTAATGCTTGTTCTATACTGTCTAGTTTGTTAAAGATTGCCTTAACAGTTTCTTTTAGCTCTTTCATCTCTCTGTCGTAGGCTAGTCTGTTAGATTCATATTGTGCTTGTAATACTGCAATGTCTCTCTCGTTCTTTGTTGACTTCATAAACAGAAACCATACAACAAAAGCAAGAGGTGCGGCTAACCACTGAATAATAAGTTCTAACATTTCCATTTACGGACTCACATAGTTTAAGGTGTTTTCTATTATAGCAATTCGTTGCTGTAACTCTATAATAGATGTCATATGTTTAGCCATACTATTAGCTTCTTCCCAAAGATATTCTGTTTCTTCCCAAAGTTCTTCTATTTCATCTAATGCTTGTTTAGCATCTCTTTTAAGATTTACTTTGTCTTCAATAGCCATACGAGAACCTAGTTGAGATACTGTTTCTTCTAGAGAGGTTATAGTTGCAGCTTGCTGAGACACCCACCAAACACCACCTGCTAATTGCATAGCCATTGCAGCTACAAGAGCTACTGGTAGTTTTAAGTTTTCCATGTTACATCAACTCGAAGTGAGGTGCATCGATGAAGGGTCTGCGTCCTTGTGATCTACGTAAATCTACATACGCCATCATAGCATCTTCTGAGGTTCCTTGATAGGTTCTTATATCACCTTCACTCCAAGCTGCTCCCCATTTTATACTGCAACCTACTTCTTCTGCAGCCTTTTTAAATGCGTCACATATATCATCATAAAGATTTAGTTCCCATGACACGTCTGGACCTACATAAGCTACTACGTCTACAGCATGACTGAATCCATCATCTTGTAGTAGGTGTTTAGACCTCATGGTTTGTGATCTTCCTGCAGCTACGTTAGCCTTTTGCTCATCTAAGGTTCTAACCCCTTGAGTTACTCCGAAGTCTACCTCTGTCAGTTGAATAGCTCTCTCAACTACTGCAGTCATATCTGGATGTACTCCTTCGAGTCTATCCACTGACCTTTGACTTAATCTAAAACTCATCTTATGGCCTCTGTTTTGGTTTCATGTAAGATGGAGTAAAACTTTTAGAAACAGCTCTCTTTATAGCACTCTTCTGTTGTTTACTTTTAGCTGTAGAAGCAAACTGCATAGGCTTAGTTTTTAACTTAATCCCTGCGTTGTGTCCTATTGCTTTATTTGTAGTTCCTTTTACCATTGAAGAGTATGAAATTCTAGATACTCCTCTTTTATTACTTGCTCTCATCTCTTACTCCTTATGGTCTTTGTTGAGGGCGTTTACTTTCCCTTAAAGGTTTGTTTTCAGGTTTCATACTGTTACCGTATAGTATATCCCAAGCTGCTCCAAGAGTTTCATCATCAGGGCGCACAGGTATTCTTTCTATGGTAGCTTGTTGTGGGTCTTCATCTATACCAACATCCTGCGAGGCAGTAGATTCTAGTGCTAGTCTTACACCTTCGTTTATTATACTAGGAGTAAAGTACTTGACTGAGTCAGAACCACCTTCCATTTCAATCATAGCTGCTATTACTTTCTTCATATCTTCAGGGTTATCTTGAAGAGTAATCTTTCTAGTTCTTGGAATACCTGACTTTTCAGATACAAACTTAATGTAGTTCTGAGTATCATTCTCTGTAGGTGGTGCAAATCTAGAAACCATACCAGATATATCATCTAAGTTATATTGTGTGTTGTATGTATTCAAGACTCTTGCTAAAGCTCTAACACCCATCTCAGGACTCTCGAAAGATACAAACGTAGAGTCAGCTTGCTCCTGAGTCATACCTTCCCATTGAGTATTTGTCTTCTTTATATTTCCTGGATTGTTGTTTCGGATACTACGTACTGATGATTCTCTTAACTCTTCAGCATCTACTTGATCAAGAGCAGTAGTAGCTATTTCTTCTACACTTGGTTGTACTGGTTCAGGTTCATTAGCTTCCTCTACTCTAATTCTGTCTAGTACTCTATTTGCAACCTCAATAACTTCTCTGTGTTTATAGGCTTTACTAATATCTTCAGTAACTAAATCACTTGACCTTGCAAGAGGCAGTCCTTTCTCATTTAGTAAACTTTCTATTCTTCTTTCTGCTTCTGCATCAGTACCTACCAGATAGCCTCTTCTAACTGTTTTACCTTTTAGAAAGTCTATATAGGACTCATCTGTAGCGTAGTATGTTTTTGTATTTTCATCCCAAACTAATCCAGGTTTTCTATTAGAGGCTCCTACACCTTCCCTTTCTATAACCGCAACCTTTTGTTCAGAGAATCTTAGATTATTAGTTACAGCACTTGTCATAAGAGTTCTAAGATTGTTAGCCAATGCACGATCTTGACTATCAAGAGCATCTATCAAGTCTAGCATACCAGAATCTTCTAGTAAAACTTTAAGCTGAAGACCTGTTTGTTGTAAATCTAGGAAATTTAAACTTTTAGTGATGTCTGCAACACCTGCAGTTAGTTGTTTTTTTCCTTTTTCAGTAGATACTTTTCCTATATTTAAATCTTTAATAAGACCTAATCCAGATTTACGTAATGAATCTAAATCATCTATACCTAAACCTGTAGCATCAAACAGAGGTCCTAATTCTTCAGAACTTAAAGCAGTGTTAGGTCCTACAGTACCTTCGTAGTCCTTCGTAATCATATCCATAATTTGATCAGCATTGCCACCACTTATTCTTGAAGGTTTGTAAGTACCGTCTGATTGTTTTTTTATACTTTCAATAATAGTATCTACACCATCCAAAGTTGTAAGAAGATTTAAATCTGCATATGTTGCACCTGCAGCCATCCCCATAACATCACCTTCGTCTTGTGCCAGTTGAGTTAAACCAGAAGCAAGTCCTCGTAATATTAAATCAGGGTCTTTTGTGTCTTTTATTTCTTTTAAAAGACCATCTATCTGAGTAAATATATTATCGTAGTAGTTTCTTTCACTTTCAGGAGCAGAAGGGGGTATCACCTTTGCAACTTGTAATTGAGTATTCTGAACAATTTGCTCTAAAATCTCAATATCCTCTGTAGTTACAGGAATCCCTTGCTCTATCTTTGTTTGCATAGACCCTTTGATGTATTTTTCAGTATTTAGTATAACGTTGTCTACAAATCTTTTACCTTTTTTATGGTAAGAGTCTAAGCTTTTTAAGTCTAATGTTGTCGATTCTAATTGAACAGCAGCGTTAGCTATTGCAAACTGTTGAGCTTTAAGGAATCTTTCTTCTTGAGTTAGGTTAGGTTGCTCTAACTTTGATGCCTGAAAAGCAGAATAAAACATTGGGTCTTTTAACATAGTCTCGTACATAGCTTGTGAGGGGTCTTTCTGTACCTCTCCCATATCTATGCCTGTAGCGTTCTTAATTATTGCACCATACTTGCCAAGTTTAGCCATACCACCTGGTATACTTTGCCCTGCTTTTCCAATAGCATTAGCGTATCTTGCTCTTTTAGTTTCGTAAGGTAAACCCTTTTCACCATCTTGAGCGTCTATATTTTCAAACTCTTTAATTAATGTACTTACAGCAAGTTTTTCTTGAGAGTCAACATAAGCATCATAGGACTGTGCTCCTATTTTTAGACCCATATCTAACGCTCTAAACTGATTAGACTCAAGTTGAGCTTGACCTTGTACTGCACGAGCTTGTGCGCCTAAAGCCATAGCCTCAAAGTCAGCTGCAATCTTGGCGGTATTGTCTGTAACACCTTGTTGTGGTTTTTCGTAACCTATATCAAAGGATGTTTTAGGTGCGAATATATCTTGAGCCATATTAGTTTCCTGTTAAAGTAGATTTTAGACGGTCAGCCATAGCAGGGCTTACTTTGTCGTGTAGTTTAAGAAGTAACTGAGGTAGTTCATCTTTCATAGGTGTAATGACAGCCTTACGTAAACTCATTTTATCTTTTTCACTAATACCTAGTAATTCGATACGCAAAGCTAAACCTTTAAGAATATCTGTACCTTCCTCAACTTTACTTAAATCACCAGTTCTTATTAAATCGTGTGCTTTATCAGCTAACCTATTAATGATTTTACGTTCTTTTCTTATTTTTCTTTCTACATTGAAAAGAATAGGTTTAGCAGCATAGTACTCTTGAACTTTAAGAGGAGAAAAACCAAGAGCAGTTATATAAGCTTCTGTTTCTGTAAACTCTCCTGGAACCTTTGCTCCACTCTTACCTCTGTATCTTTTTAGATTTCTAATACCATTTGCTTTAGCTAAACTATCTAGTGTAGTAATGTTTCGTAATACATTTATAGCATTTTCTTTTATAAGGACTTCGTTAGAGTTTACAATACTATCAATTAATGAAAACAAACCTACAGTAATATCTTTACTGATCTGTCCTGCAGGTCCAGTAGATACCTCTAAAAATCTTCCTTCGTCTATCTTTTTAGCTAAATCAATAAGCTGACCTGCAGGTGCAAAACTTGTAGTAAGACCTACACCTACTCTTCCTTTTTCATCTTCTAGCATAAGATCAATCACAGCTTCTTGAAAACCCCACTTCAAGAAAGTAAAGAACTCATCGTCAGTTTTTAAACCTAGTTTATCTGCTAAATACTCTGCACCTTGTGTGAAACCAAATCCTGCAAAACCATAAAAAGCAGTTAAAGCAAATCCAAGTCTAACTCTCTCAAGAGGAGTAAGATCACGTCCTACAAACACTGCTTCCATAGACCTAAAGGTGTACGACAGCCATTGTGTAGGTAGTCTTAAAGGACCTTTTTGCCAAGCTGCATTTGATGTAGATGTCATATGAAAATTTAAAACATCAGCACGTCTCATTATTTGTCTTCGAGCACTTTCTGTTAAGATAGACTCTCCAGGATTCTTAGCAATATATTCTAATAAAGCTGTGTAGTCACCTGACATACGTGCCAATCTGTCTCCTTCACGAAAAGGAATTAAACTAAGCTGTGCTCCTTGCTTTGAATACTTTTTTAAACCTTCCCAACTTTTATATAGAAGTTTCTGATTATAGTTTTCACCTTTATAGCTTGACAGACCTCTTCCGAAACCAGTATTAAGTTCAGCAATTTCTGTTTCAAGGTTAGCTCTTCCTGAAGTAACAACAAATTCGTATATCTCTTCCATTGTTTTTTCTGGAAGATTGTATACTTTAGCCATTCTTCGCAGACCTTCTTGCTTAAAAGAAGGAAATGCAAATATCCCACGCATAAGAAGAGCCATAGACGTACCACGAGAACCCTGTGTAGGAGAAATAAACATAATTTGTTGAACGTGTTGCATCTGCACGATAAGCTGTTTAGGATTAAAGAACCCAAACTTAGACATGAAACCTATCTTCAGACCTATATTAGTAGGATCACCCCACTTAATACTAGAACCCCTTCTAGTAGTCTCGAAAACAAAGTCACCCATAGCCTGACCTAGACGCTGCATAAGCACTTCATCTTGTCTTTTTACATTTAAACGCCTACGTCCTACATTCCATAATTCTTTAGCTCTTATCGTATTGGGATCTCTTCCTTTAAAAGAAGCACCCATAAATAGGCTGTAGTAATCGCTCTCTGGAACACCTTTTGGTAATTCTACACCATCTAGTCTCTTCGCCATTTTTACCCAACTTACCATAGTGTTTACAGTATGAGCGCGAGAACTAAATTCTTGTACAGAGTTAATAGCTGCAGAAAAGATATTTGTTATAGGATCATAATTTGCAGTTTTAAAGCCACCATAATGAGGAAGAACTTTATCATTACGCCTCATATCGTTGTCTATAAACTCTGACATAGCCATACCGTTGAATACGTCACCGTCACCTTCAGGAGACTTGATAGGCACATTACGTTCTTTTACTGCTAATTGAGGAGTAGACTCTAAGTTCCAACCATTCTTTTCAGCGAAAGCTTTAAACTCATCAAATGTGTCTATTGCAGGATTCCAACTATGGTTTTGCTGTACAATATCATCTATATTATCGGAACCTTGAGCTTTAAGAATATTATTTATTTCTTGAATAGCTTTATCTGCATCTGATTTAACAGTTGCTGACAAGAATGTTTTCATACGTCCTCTTGAATAATCACCGCCTACAACAAACCACTGAGCAGTTGGGTTAGTTCTAGGACCACCTGCGTTGTATCCTAGTACATCTTCAGGATCAAGAGCATCTACAGACTTAGGACGTGTTACGAAATAACTACCTTCGTACTCTTTATCTAAACGCCAAATATCTGCTTTAGGTTCTACAAACTCTTTGTATGTAATCTGATTATCTACAATGTCTAATATAGGACTTTGCTCTGGAACAGATGTTTTAGAAACTCTAAGTGCAGGTACTCTAAAACCATTAGGTAATTTAAGGGCTTGATAACCTGATCGAACGTACTGTTGCATTACGTTACTTGATCTTAGTATATGATCAGCTTCACTTATTTCAACTGCAGCACGATAAGCAGCCATCACGTTTTCAGATGGTTCACGAGTCATAAGAGAATAATACTCTGCAGCAAAAGCCTCTTCTGAATAATATACACGTTTAGAAGATTCAATAGGATTATCACGTAGTTTTTTTATGATACTGTTTAATGCTGCGTTATCTGTAGGGCCTAGCTTTTCAATAGGTCTAGCTATTTCTTGAATTACTTCTCCAAGTCTAGCTGCAGAACCCTCACTTATAATACCAAGCTCGTGTAAATTCGATAAGTCTCTAGCAGCCGCAGATTGAAAACCTCTAGTACCTCCATAGATTAATTTATTAGCAGCAACCCTAACGCCACTGCGTTCTAAATTCATCACCCCTTCCCACATATCTGTAATCTCAGGAACTTCTTTAGCTAGGTTTAGATTAACACGCTTTTGTATTACATACCCTTCTATCTTACCTAGCTCGTCAGTTACTTCTACAACTTCTCCTTGAGCACGTAATGCTGCATCTTTCACACCTTGAGAGGGCTTACCTGTTTTTGTTGGCTTATATGGCTGACCATCCGTAGCACGTCCGAATTGAACAGTAACTGTGTAGTCACCTAAACTATTTGAGTTTAAAAACACACCTTCTTCATTAGCATGTTTTGCTTTATAAACAGGATTGTTAAAAGAATCTTGTAGTTGTTTACCTATTCTTCCTGCAAGAGTAGCGACTTCAGCTTCAGGAAGAATACGTCCTATAGCGTTTGCAGAGTTCATCTCTTTAACAGCTTCAATTATTCTATTTTCTTCTCTGAGCCTAGAGATAGAACTTTCTGAAGGTAAAGGAGCTTTGTCATTTAAATGTGGATTTAAAGAAGCAGGTCCTACATCAGCCTTAACTTCTTCGTCTAAACTACGAGCTAGTTTCTTTTCTGCAGCTAATCTTGCAGCTTCAGGTCCTTCATTGTTAGCTACTCTAGATATAAGAGTTTGCTTCCTAGCTGTTTTTAATGCTAGTTTTAAACCACCTGCAGTTAATTGTGAAATACCTAGTACATCCAAAGCAGCGAATGTTTTTCTTCCAAGTCTATCAGACCAAGTTGTAAAACCTTTGTCGTGTACAATATCTTTTAAAGTAAGAAGATTGTAAATGCTATCTTCCCGAAGACCTCTACTCATAATGTCTGAGGACAATTCTTCAAAGTACTCATTAAATTCTTTAGGTTCCATTTTAATTAGGTTATCAATAAACTGATTACCTAGTTCTTTAAATTCATCTTCAGAAACAAGAACTTTAGGTGATCGATATATCTCATAACCTATCATAGCTCCAGTGTCAAAGATAGCGTCTACCCATCCTGTTTCTTGCTGATCCATATACCTGTCAATTATACTCTGTGCTATACGATTGTTAGAAGCAATTCGTAAATCAGTAGGTACAATTTCAGGGTCTTTTAATGCAATAGCCTGTTCATAAAAATACTGCTCAGACTCTACAAATGTTCGTTCTTTCTCATAATAGTTCTCTACATTTTCTTGGAACTTCTGTGGTTCTACGTCAAGATACTGAAGACTCTTTAAAGCATAGTCTTGAAGAGGACCGTTCTGCTTCAAGAAGTCCTGCTTTGCAACTTTGACATTAGTATGAGGATTGCCTGTAGTTAACTCTATCTCATCAAGCTCAGCATCCGTTTTTACAGAGAAGTCTTTTTCTTCTACAGTACTAACTTCATCAGTAAATTTATGATTGTCATATTCTATAAGAATATTATTTTCCATGTATTAAACTCCTGCTATACCATAGCCTACTTGAAATGCAGTTCCTGCTATTCCTAATATGTTTTGAGCTTGACTAGAGTATAAAGAAGCTTGAGATAAAGCGAGAGATTGTTGACCTTGAAGAACATTAGCTTTTCCATATAGAGCGTTAATCTGCCCTTGAATATCAGCCGACTCCTGACTCTTCTGTGTAATTATTTGAGACAAACCAGACTGTTGTGTTGAGTATCCTAGTGCAGCTGATAGTTCTGAACCAATAGATGCAGCACCACCAGACACAGCCGAACCTTGAGCACCCATAGCTTGTGCTATATTTCTTTGTCTCGCCCTTACTATCTGAGCCTCTCTTATGGCTGATCTTCGNTGTCTTCGTACAGCAAGTTTATCTTGTTCAGACTTTGTTTGAATTATATCTTTTTGTATACCTACTTGAGTACCTCCAAGGGTAGTTACCTCTTCTGTTATACCTGCTATTTGCTCACCTGTTGCTGTGGCTTCGGTAACTGCAGCTTGAGCTTGTTCAAACTTCTTATCTACCTTACTTCCAATTACACCACCTACTATAGCACCTACAGCACCACCTACTACAGTAGCTGTAGCAATAGATGTTCCTAAAAAACCTGCAGCACCTATTCCTGCACCTGCTACAGCTGTTCCAAGAGCAGCNCCNCCNACAGCACCTGCTATAGCACCAATNGCAGTAAATACAGCCATATTATAATTCCTTTATATATGCAGTTTCTATTGGCTTAAAACCTTTACGTTTAAATAGAATACCTGCTTTACCGTCTAATACTACATCAAGAGCAGAAAGCCTTGCGTAGTTACATCCTTTTGTTTTAGACCACTCCACATATTCATCAATAAGTTTAGGGGCAGTCTTACCATTCCTGTGTGATGGTTCTAGCCATAGCATTAGTTCTTGAGAAACTACAAGATCATTGATAGGTAGTTCAGTGATANCACCTGCTATG